CGGGCGACGTTGGGGGTGAGCTGGTTTGACGAGGAGGGGACGCGGAAGGGACTGGCGCGACTTCGCTCGTATCGCAAGGGCAAGCATGGTGTGGCGATCGCCGACGAGGCGGAGGATGCGGCGGATGCGCTGCGCACTGGCGTTGTTGGCATCCCGCTGATTAGTGGTAGCTTCATGTCGCGATCGGGGGCGGGCGGCCGGCTTCGGAGGCGGTTGCGTGGACTCATCTGACGAATGGCCGAAGGGAGCGGTGGCGATGACGCAGAAGTTTGATTTGCTGGAGGACGAGCCGCTGGAATTGGCGGTGGCGTTGCGCAAGCACGCGGAGAAGCAGGCCATCGACGCCAACGCTAACGATGACAACGACGAGGATCATGCGGTCTGGGCGAAGTTTGCTGAGGCGATGGCGAAGTTGGTTGAGGACCTGGAGGCTTTGAACCAGCCGAAGAGTCACCGGGGCGGAGCGTCGACGGATTAAGCAGGAGGAAGCGATGACGAAAGTGGTTTTTGTAGGCGAGATGTATTACAGCGATTTGAGTATTGGCGGCGGGCCGATCATGCCCGGCCCAGGCGTTCCGACGCATCCGATTGCGCCGGGCACGCCGCCTGGCATTTGGGGCGGTGCGCCTCCTTATGTCGACATTGGCGGGCCCGGACAGCAACCGGGGGTCGCGCATCCGATTGCGCCGGGCGGCCGTCCGCCGGGGATCTGGGGCGGGCCGCCGCTTTACCCGGATCAAGGTCTCCCCGGCGCGCCGCCCGTCCCCACCCATCCGATCGTGCTACCGCCGGGCACGATTCCCGGCCTGAAGCCCGAGCATCCGATCTACATCCCGCCGTCGTCTCCCGGCGTGCCGACGCATCCGATCGCGTTGCCTCCGGCTGGAGGCGAAGGCCAGGCGCCGGAAGTGTTGGAGAACTGGAACGCAACGACGATTTGGACGCCGTCGTCTGGCTGGGTTGTCGCCATCGTGCCGTCGGAAGAGCATCCTGGCGTGCCGACGCCGTCGTAAAGAGTTGAAATGAATTGGCCTCCGGATCTCATCATCACCATCGCCTATATCGTCGTTTTGTTTGCGACGGTGGTGATGATGGGAACGGGGTACATCCACAACCAGCGGCTTGAGGAGCGGCTTCTCGTTACGTTGCCGGCGACCAGTGCGATGGTAATTGCGTACTGGTTTATGAAGACGCGTAATGGGAAGCCGAAAGAATGACTCAGTTGACGCCGCACTTCTCACTCGAGGAGTTCACCGATTCGCAGACGGCGGCGCGGCGCGGCATCGACAATGCGCCGTCGGCGCACGCGCTCAAGAACCTTCAGCGCACTGCCGAGACGATGGAGAAGGTTCGGGCTATCCTCGACAATCATCCGATCTTGATCAGTTCCGGTTATCGCAATCGGTGGCTCAATTCGGCGATCGGGGGCAGCAAGAACAGCGCGCACATGCATGGGCTGGCGGCGGATTTCACCTGCCCGGGCTTTGGCGGACCGCTCTCGATTTGCCAGGAGCTTGAGCCTATGCTGCAGGAGTTGCAGATAGATCAACTGATCTGGGAATTTGGAACTTGGGTGCATCTTGGTCTGAGTGCGGACAAGCCGCGGCATCAGGCTCTGACCATCGATAAGCGTGGCACGCGCAAGGGCTTGATGGAGTAAGTGATGGCTGCGGCATTTGAGCGCATCTTCGCGAGCTTCAAGGAAGATCGCGGCAGCAGCGCAACGCCGGGCTCGTATGATCCGAGCGATCCGGAGACGTACAAGAGCTACATAAAAGCGATGATCTCGGATTCGATCGACTACGAGGGATCCGTCCTCGCCGGCGATCGGAATACTGCTCAAGAATTTTACTACGGTATGCTTCCGCGGCTGGGCGGCAGCAACGACGCGGAATCCGGCGCGACGGTCATCCAGGATCCGAACGCGACCTACGAACAGATCCTCGGCTACGACAAGGAGACGGCGAATCGTTCGACCTATGTGTCGACCGACGTGCGCGACGCAATCATGCTGATGCTGCCCGGACTGATCCGGCTGTTTGGGGCGTCGGAATCTCCGGTCTATCTGGTGCCGCGGAGCCAGGAGGAAGTCGATCAGGCGCAGCAGGCGACCGATTATGTGAACTATGTTTTTTGGAACGACAACGCGGGCTTTCTGATCCTTTACGGCGCGCTGAAAGACGCGCTGACGGTTCGGACGGGATTCGTCAAATGGTGGTGCGACGAGAACAAGGAGACGGTTCGGAAGCGGTTCACGCGGGTGACCGCGGATCAGGTGCAGAAGCTGCTTCTGGAGAATCCGTCGGCCAAGCTGGTGCACGTCGGCAATCCGATTCCGATGGGGATGCCGCCTGCGCCGCCGCCGCCCGCGCCCGTCGGGCCTATGCCCATGCCGTCTGGACCGTCTGGTCTTCCCCAAGGTGGACTGCCGGCGGCGCCCTCGCCTGGGCCTGCGACTCCTCCAATTGGCTTGCCGCCGCCTGGCCCGCCTCCGGGTCCGATGGCGGGAGCTCCACCGCCGCCGATGCCGCCGGCTCCGATGGCGCCGCCGCCTCCGCCGCCGGTGTTCGACGAGGTGATCGTCCAGTTTGAGATCGACAAGCCGCTGATCAAGTGCGCCGGCGTGCCGCCGGAAGAGATGCGCTTAGACCGCTATGCGCGGACCTGGAAGGATTCGCGGATCGTCGGCCACGAGCGCGTCGTGCCGATGGATCAGATGATCGCGATGGGCTATTCGCGCGAGCAGTGCCTCGAGTATGTCCAATCGCAGGACATCAATGAGTTTACGATGGAAGCCCAGCTGCGCAATCCTGGGCGGTTCATGTCGACCCGCGTGGGCGACGGCGTGAAATATGGCGAGTGGTTTATCAAGGCCGATCAGAACGGCGACGGGCAACCGGAGCTTCGTTACATCTGCACGATGGGCGAGGATCACGAGATCGTCTCAGACGAAGAAGCGAACCGGATTAAGTTCGCGCTGTTTTCCTGTGATCCGATCTCGCACACGATCGTTGGCGACTCGATTGCCGACTACACGGAAGACGTCCAGAAGATCAAGACCAACATGATGCGCGGGATTCTCGATTCGCTGGCCGAATCGATCAATCCGAAGACCGTCGTCAACGAACTGATGGTCAATCTCGACGATGCGCTCAACGATGATCTCGGCGCCGTGATTCGGACGCGCGGCGATCCCTCGCAAGCGGTCATGTACACCCAGACGCCGTTCGTCGGTCAAGCTGCGATGCCGGTCCTCGAGATGCTGAACGACCAGCTGGCGCGGCGCACGGGCTTGACCGATGCAGCGAAGGGATTGGATCCGAAGGCGATCCAGAGTTCGACGCAGATTGGCGTCGAGGCGGTGATCAATGGGGCGCAGGAGCGTGTCGAACTCGTTGCGCGCGTTCTATGCGAGACGGGTTTCCGCGACTTGTTCACCGGTCTGTACAACGAAATCTGCGAGAACCCGAATCCGCCGCGGACGCTGCGCATCAACGGCAAGTTTGTCCCTTACGACACAAGCACGTTCGATGCGTCGATGTCGGTCGAGGTTAATCCGAACCTCGGCAAGGGCAACGACATGGTCCGGATGATGGCTCTGTCGGGGATCAAGCAGGACCAACAAGCCTTAGTGGCGCAGATGGGGCTGAACAATCCGATCTGCGGGCCGACGGAGATGCTGAACACGATGACCGACATGCTGGCGCTGGCGAACGTGAAGAATGTCGGGCGGTATTTCAAGACGCCGAATCCGATGCAGATGGAGGCGATGCTGTCGGCGCCGAAGCAGCCGGATCCGCAAGCGATGGCGGCGCAAGCGATGATGGAACGAGTGAGGAGTCAGACTGCAATTGCCGTGGGTCAACAGCATTTGGATCGCACGAAGACGGAAGCCGAAAATGCGTTCAAACACCAACAGCTTCATGCAAAAACGGCGGTTGATCTTCAGAAATTGGATCTTCAAGGTCAACAAATGGGCGTCGATCACCATGTTGCCTTAGCGCAGCTCGCTTCGCAGTTGATGCGCGATCAGCAGGACAGTGAGGCGCAAGATCAGCAATCGCAGATGGACATGGCGGAGTCTCAGCAGAAGCAGGATCAAACTGCTCAACAAGGACAAGACGCTGAACGTCAAGCCATGTTGCAAGCCGCATCAACGATGGCTAGCCATCGTGAAAATATGGCAAAAATTGCTTCAGATCACACGCAATCCATGACTCAGCTTGCCGC